TTCAACTCAATTTACTAAAGGACAAAAAGGTACAAAGGCAACTAAAGGTGCTAAAGGTGATGGTGGTGCAGGTGGAGTCGCACATCCCGGTGACGTTAAAGGTGTTAAAGGTGCAAAGTCCACTAGTTCTTCGGGAGGTACTAAAGGACAAAAAGGTACAAAGGCAACTAAAGGTGCTAAAGGTGGATTAGGTCCAACTGCTGCTAGTCACACCGGAGAAAAAGGAGCAAAAAGTGCAAAGTCCACTACTTCTCCGGGAGGTACTAAAGGACAGAAAGGTACAAAGGCAGCTAAAGGTGCTAAAGGTGGATTAGGTCCAACTGCTGCTAGTCACACCGGACAAAAAGGAGTAAAAAGTGCAAAGTCCACTACTTCTCCGGCAGGTACTAAAGGACAGAAAGGTACAAAGGCAGCTAAAGGTGCTAAAGGTGGTGTTAACCCATCAGGTACAGGACAAAAGGGTCAAAAGGGTGTTAAAGGACCCGGTGCAGGTGGTGAAGGTGGTGAAGGTGGTGTTGCCGCTAAAGGACAGAAAGGTGCTCCATCTACTACAGCAGGTCCAACAGGTCCAGCAGGTCCAACAGGTCCTACAGGTCCAACTGGTCCCGGTGGTTCTGATGGTGATGATGGTGATGATGGTACAAAAGGACAAAAGGGTGGAGCAGGTGGTACAGGTCCTACAGGTCCAACTGGTCCCGGTGGTCCAGCAGGTCCACCCGGTGCAGTTTCAATAGCAAATGATGCAGCTAACCGAGTTCTAACTGCCGATGGAGACGGCACTGCAACAGCAGAAGCAAACTTAACATACGATGGAGCAACTATTACATTAAACGATAATACTACATTTGATACTGGTACACTTATACATACACCGGAAGATGTAAGTAGTGATGCTACAGCTACTACTGATGCGCATAGTTTAATTGTTCAATATAACGCCGAGATTAGGCAAGCAACTGGTTCAACTACTGTTACTTTACCTACGCCATCAGCGGATTCAAATCAAGGTAAAATTTATTATATAATGTGTTTAGCTGTGGGTGGATTCAACCCTCACCTTTCAGCTATGTATACGGCTACTGTCAAAATTAATGCCAAGGTTGACGAATCAGGTAGTAATCAAACTTTTGATATATGTACTGCTACAAACGCAGGAAACGTTCAAGCAAAATTATGTATAGCTATGTGGTCAGGAAACTATTGGCATATAACGGAGTCTATAGCAGCATGAGGTTAAAATATGGATGAATGGGAAAGAGAAGAACTATTAATTCGCATGGATGAGAGGATTAAGACTATCTATAATAGAATGGATAAGTTCGAAACTCTTTTCACTAATCACTTAGCACACCACGAAATGTGGGAGAATGATATTAAAGCATCTTTACAACGTTGGTTAGCTGTAATAATTACAGCAGCTGGTGGAGCAGGTGCATGGGGGATGATGTAATGGCAATAACAAGAGACTCGACATTAGATTTAAACCAAATAGGAACACGAGTTAGATTACTCACAGGTATTGAAACAACTGAAGTAGACGATAGTGATTTGTCTGAATTAGTAAGTATGTCAATGGAGTGGTTTGAAGACCAAACAAACACTACTTACACAGTTGATACTTCTAATGCATATGATAATGCAGTAATTTATTATACCTGTTATTTGGCAAGTATAGCACAAAATGGTATGGGAATAGAAAATTTAAAAATAGGAGATGTATTTGTTTCTTATAATGATGAAGAACCATACAAAAAATTTGAAGAAATGGCAAAAGATGCCTTATTATCTTATTCAGCATTGAGTATTAAGATGACAACTTACAATGCAGACCCTAATCAAGGGGATGTTAATTGGAAGAAGAATATAGATGGTAGTGATAGTACACTCAATGTAAGGCAGAAGCCAAGGAATTTGTAATATGGCACATACGGTGGGACTAGGAACAGTTAATTTTCCTAAATTATTAAGACATTTAGGACATCGTACTAATCAAGTACGACCTCTAGTTTTCGCCAGAGACCCAATTTATCGTAAAGTTGTTAAGACTACAGGAAGTACTACCGGAACTGAAGGTACAGGTACTAATTTATCTGGTCCTCCTGTAAATTTTGGTTATGAGGATAGTAGTTTTGCAGCACAATCTGAGACTACTGACACGGCTTACCATACAAGTAGTCCAGAATTAGTTTTACCGGGCTTAAATGCCGTTCAAAGTCCTATTATAAGCCGTTCTGGTAAGCTGGAACAAACAGGACATAGAATAACAGGTGCTTGTAAGTTTTATTTACCTTCTTTAGACTATATTAAGTCTTTAGATAATTTTAGTGAAACAAGTCAATTCGATGAGATAGAAACTTATGACAAACTTTTAGATATAGAAAGGGTTATTCAAAAACCTTCTGATATTAGTTCTTCAGGACAACAAACAATAGATTTATCTCCGGGCTCTACTTACCCCGCAGGATATGAAATAGATAGGATTCAATTTAAAATCAAAACAGACACTACTAGTGGTGGTGATTTAGTATACTTTAAACTCGTAGGTATAGACACTACTGAAAAACATACAACATGGACAGCAACTGATACTTTTTCACCTACTAATTGGGTAACTGTAGATTTACCAGTCAGAAATGTAAGCACAGGTGATACAAAGGAAGTATATATTGGAGGAGCAGCTAAAACATTTACAGCTACTTCTACTTTAGATTTAGATAAATTACTAGGTGGAGTCAGTAGCTCTTATTTAAGCTCCCTTATAATAGATATATCAGGCTCTGCTACAGTAGAGCTTAAAGATATATATCTATATAAGAGTGCTGAATGGCGTATTGAAGAGATTAAAGATTACCGTGATGAGTACATGGAGATAGGGGCTGTGAGAGTGAGAGGAGATAGAACAAGTAGGAGAAGAGCATATGGCTAAAGATTATTTAAATGTAATAGAAAGAGCCCTGATGATGGGTATAAGTGATAAGATAAATGCAGCAGTAACAGGAGACGTACATGTCTTTGGACAATTTCCTGAAACAGAGGAATTAAAATTTCCCGCAGTTATAGTTCAGATGATTGGTTCTGGATTTGATGAACAATTTTTTGGACAAGATATGACCTTTGGAGATGCTTCCACAGCAGGAACTGGTGAAGTTTACGGTGTACAATATTTAGTACATATTATAGCAGAAAAAGAAACAGAATTAACAATAAGTGGAGTAACGTATAAACAAAGGAGAATGATTAATTGGTTAATGTTAAATATAGCAAATGCTGTAGCAGACATAGACTGGACTATATATGAGGAAGAAGAACTAGAAATTCTATCTCGTAGATTAGACAGTTGGAGAGATATAGGCTTTTTAGAAAATTTACAATGGTATGGAGCTACTGCACAATTTACATTACACTTTAAGAATTATAGAACATGAGCACAGCATTTAATAAACCAACATCTGAATTAAGAACAACAATTAAGAGTGGTATTAAAGCAGGATTTTATCCTTCTGTAGTAGGTTTTGCAGGTGGTGAGAGTGGAATTCATACATTAGGTGGAAATCTTTCATGGAATGAAGCTGATGGTTTAGTTAATGTCATAGGATTTAATTATCATCAACAACCTAATTTTGAAGCTAGACACCCAATAAGAAGTAAAAGAACTTGGTATTCTAGAGCACATATGTTACTTAGACACCTAGGTAAAAAAGAATTTGATGAAGCAATCGAATCTGAAGCTTTTGCTTCTGCTTGGAACTCAGTGGAAGGTTTTAAAAATATGATGAAGTCTGCTACAATGGGTGGTGCACCAGTATCAAGTATGCTTCAAGAAAATTTTTGGGGAAATCAAGATTATCCTACTGCTACAGGTAGAAATAATGATTATAATGCTCAAGTCAGAGTATTAAAAGATATACACAATGAATTTAAAAGAAATAGTGCTGCTTATACTGGTCAATATTTAAGAGAAATTAATACACAGATTAGTAATAGAATAACAAGTATAGGTGGAAGAGATGCAGATTCTGGAAGAGAATTAAGATTAAGAAAAGGAGCACACCCTTCTCAATGGGCTTCTGAAGAACAAACAGCTATATTAGTAGACCAAGCTTCTCATAAAGATGGTATTGAAGCATTAGAAAGTCATAGAGATACAATAGGTTTAACACAACCTGTTGATGCTTATATAAAAATAGGAAATAAAATTATAGCTATAGATGTTACAGAATCTAAAGCTACTGCGGACGGAGAAAAATGGACAAACCATCACAGTTTAACTGGAGGTCCTATTTGGCAAAGAACTGAAGATATACCTAAAAGTCGGGATAAAATTATAGAAGATATGAAAAATTATTATAATAATGAAATTACTTCAAAATGGAACCCCCATTTAGGAACTATTAAACGTATGGCAGCTGAAGCTCATGGTGTTTCTGAAAGAGATTTAACAGCAGAACATATGAGAGCACCAACTGGGTTTGGAGGTCCGGGTACTCAACACGACGTTGCTAGACAATCTCTAAAGAACCCAGACCCAAAAAAACATTTAAAACCAATGCGGGGTGGTGGGGCTTCTATAACAGCCAGACGATTAGCAGGTATGTCAAAAAGAGAAGCTGATAGACTGGCAAGAGGTGGTGCTTCAGCAGGTAAAATGACTAACAGTGTAGCTAAACATCTAATGCACTCCATTGGTAACTGGTCAAATACAGTGAATGGTTTATGGGATACATTTACGTTAACACACACTCCTGCACATGTTACAGCAGGAGTATTACTAAGACAATATAGGTCAGGTGCTAGAAAGTTTTTATATAAAAAACTTAAAGACAAACATGTAAAAGTTTTTGATGGTCCTGCGACACATGGATTATTACAAGAATTAGGAGGAACTCTCCATAAAAGTAGTGCTTTAATTATGAATGACCAAATGTCTGGACATTTAGTAAGAAAGGCTCTTGGTAAGATGCAACCGATTGCTAATGTAGGTGGTTTTACTATTCAAACAGCTACTAGTCAAGGTGCCAGAGGATTTAGTGCAGGTATTTATGTACCAGAAGCAAGTCTAGATGCAAGAATGGCACACGTTGTAAATGTAATGTTAGATAGAGTAGCAAATGGTTCTTCAGGGGCTTTACATGCAGGATTACAAAATTTTCAAAGAAATGCGCCGGGTGGCTCAACTAATCAATTTATTCGCCACCTTAATCAATTTAAAGAAACCAGAGCTAGCCAACTTTCAGGTGGAAACGTTCAGCCCGGTTATTCTTTCTGGGCTATGCCTTATTACGGTATAGAAGAAATAACTATAGAACCAGAAGTCGATTAGCTTAATATATATAATATATCTTAATAGAGAGTTAAATGGTAGATAAGTAGAGCCATATGGCATCTTATGGGGAAACCTTTATATACTACCGTGGCGTATAACTTTATACTAGCGTATGACGATACGCAGGAGAAATTAAAATGGCATATTTCCTAGGACGAGATGTTAAAGTCGCAATTACCACTGAAGACGCTGATGTGGGTATTGGATTAGAAGCAGATAGTGATGCCCTTGAAGCTCTTGACGTTGAATCTGGTGCAACTAGTGCAGATGACTATGTAGCAGCAGATACACTTTTCGCTGGACCTTTAGCATGTAATGATTCAGGTTCAGATAGTGTTTTCAATTCACAGACGGCAGGAACTACGGGTACACCGACATATTCTAATGAAGTTGGTGACTTAACTGGAGTAGATTTGTCAATAGGTGCAACTGATGAAGATGTAACCTATTTTGGTCAAAGAACTACATTGAAAGCAGAAATTAAGAAAGAAACAACCTGTACACTCACCCGTAAAAAGGGAGACAGAGTTTGGGAAGAGGTTTTTAATAATGCCCGTTGGGGTATTAATGAAGCCGGAACTGGTATTAGAGCTAATCTAGCAGGACAACCAGACGACATAGGATACGGATACAGAGTCTATATCAAGATGAAAGATACTTCTGAAGTATTTATCTTACGCAACGCTTGTATTCAATCTCACGGTGTTACACTTAACCCCGATGGTATAACTGAAGAAACTATGGAGTTTATGTCTTATGTAGACCCAATTATGGTAGCTACAGACGCAACCGCTATGATAGCCGCAACAGGCACAGGAGACCTCTGATACTATGGTTTATTATCTTGGAAGGGATGTAAAGGTTTATCTTAACGCCGAAGTAAACAATCATGTATATGTTAACTCAAGTAAGCAAATTCATTCTACAGCAGCAGGTGGCGGAACTTGTTTTGCAAGACAACAGAGTGAAGGAATGGTTGCAGATGCTAAAGTTACAGATTTAACTTCTGTAGACCTTGGTATAGGAGCAACAGACGAAGATATTGCTTATATAGGACAAAGAACTCCTTTAAAGGCTGAAATTAAGAAAGAAACGACCATAACTCTCACAAGGAAAAAATTAGACGATGTCTGGGATATTATTTTTAATGGAGATGGTGATGGTGTTAAAGGTAGATGGGGTATAGGTGGTAATGTTACAGCAGGTAGCACAACTAACAGTCATACCGGTCTAGAAAAACCAACTGTAAATTATGGATATAGAATATTTGTTCAGTTAAAAGATAGTACAGAAATATTTACAGTAAGAAACGCTACAATAACATCACATTCTGTTACTTTGAATGCAGATGGTGTAACTGAAGAAACATTGGAATTTGTTTCCCACGTTGACCCAAAAATTGCAACAACAGCATACACTACAGTAACTGGTGCAACAGAACTATAGGTGAATTAATATGGCTAAAAAGTCAAAAAAGGTAGAGGAAGAGGCTCCAATAGAAGAGGAGCCTACTCCTGAACCAGAACCAGAACCGGAACCAGAACCGGAACCGGAACCAGAACTAAACAGTGGTAAAAAAATAATTAAAGAAAAACTAGGAATAGACTATAAATTATTAGTATACAACGACGGTTCATACGACAAAGTATACGATTAAGTTCACAATCCTTTTAAAGGATAGGAAATAAAAATGGCAGAAGAAGAAAAGAAACAAACTTGGAGCATTGATGAGTTAGTAGCTCTTACAGAAGATGTTCAACAGGCAGAAATAGAATATAATGGTAAAATATTACCAGTACAATGGTGTGAATTAACAGAAGCAGAAGAACCAAAAATATCGGTCCCTGACTCTGATTTACCTGAAGAAGATAAAAATATGCATTTTGCTGAAATAGCTAGTAAAAGAATGATAGCTATGATGGAAAAGGCTAATGAAAGAAATCCAGAAGGTAAAACTATTGACGAGGATTCTTGGTCTAAACTACCTACAACATTACGTTGGAGTATATCTAATACAGTATTACAAGCAAAGGCAGAATTAAATCAGGATTTTTAGAATGGATGACTAATTCACCGACAGCGGTGAACGCGGTCATCCCTTTAATGAAAACGCTCAATATGAGCTGGGCTGAAATAAAAGCAACTCCCGCAGTGGAATTAGAAGGATTAATGTTAGCCTTAAATGAATATCATATCCTTCATTCGTTTGATGGTTATTCAGAAAAAGACATTCAACAAATGGCTAAAGATAAACCAGAAATACGCCAAGATTATAATAAATTTTTATTATCGCGTAGAAAATATGGTTATGTAAAGTCAGAAAAGTCCTTTTCAGCTTTAGGAAAAATTAAAAGAGTAGACTAAAACGATGGTTGGTATAAACCCTTATCAAGAAAAAATCTCAATAAAAGTCGTAACAGATGGTTTCGGCGAAGGTATAGCGAAGACTGGTGCATTTGCAAGAGCTGGTGTTGAAGCTAATTTAGAGTTAGAAAAGTCTGGTAAAAAGTTAGCAGACGCTATGGATAAGCGTAGTCATGATTCTTTAAGACAATTAGAAGACGATATTAAACAAGCTGGTGAAACAGCGGATGCTGCATCACAAGGAGCATTAAAGACAGCTCAAGCACTTGCAAAACAAGCTCCAGCAGAAAGTTTGAAAGGTGATTATTTTGAAATGCCTGAAATAGGCAAGGAATACGCCGAAGAATTACAAGCCATGAAAGCTAATTTTGCTGATTTTAAAGCTTACATGGAAGAACGTGGTATTACTATTGATACTACTGCTGAGACAATGGGTGAAGATGTTGAAGCCACTATGGGTGGAGATTTCGAAAAACGTAAAGCAGGAATTGCTGTTACCCAAGAAATGCTTCAGGACCAAGAAAATATAGTTAAATCATTGAGTAAAGAACGAGATTTAAGACTTAAAAATCTAGGTTATTTAGAAGAACAAAAAGAGCAGAAAAAACTTTTAAAAGAAATAGAGGATAGGATTAGATATCATTTAGAAAAAGAATTAGAAATAAAGAAAAAACTCTATGATAAATTACCTGATAAGCGTAAAAAACACGCAAAAGATGCTAAAAAAGAAATAAAAGAACTAGAATTAGGTCTAAGTCGCTCTGTTAGAGAAGGTGAAAATCTAACTAAAGAAATTAAAAGGTTAGATATGTTAACAGAGCAAGAAACAAAATCTGTTAAAGACTTAAATGATGAATTATCCTTTTCTAAAAAGAGAGTAGATGATTTAAAAGATTCAAAAAATTCACAATTAACTGTCGATAGAGACTTAAGCGCTATAAGTTCTAAACAGAGAAAAGATGAAAATGAGGCAATGGGTGAATATAAAAAGCGCGAGACTGAGAATAATAAAATACGACAGAAAACTGTAGAATTATTAAAACGTCGTCAAAGATTAGCTAAAGAATTCAACCAACAGATTGAAGCAATGGCTAATTCTTTTAAAACAACGTTAGTAGGTGCTTTGGCAATATCGACAGCAGCAACTACTGCCTTTTTTAATAAATTAGATGGAGTTCGTCAATCTTTCCAAGCCTTTGAACAAGAATTAATGAATGCACAATCTATTTTTCAGACAAATCAAGAAACTCTTTTTGGATTATCTGATGAAATAGTTAATTTTGGTAATCAATATGGTGTTTCTATGCAGAACGCTTCTCAAGGTTTATATACCTTAGCTTCTGCGGGTTTAAACGCAGAAGAATCTATGGAAGTATTAAACAATACTTTAAAATTATCTATGGCTGTACAAGGTGACCATGAGACTATCGCTAAGTTAACAACTCAGACCATATTTGGTTTTGGATTAGAAATGAGTGATTCTGCTGAACTTACAGATAAATTTGCACATGCTATTAATAAATCTTTGATTGAATATCAAGATTTAGCAAGTGCTGTTAAGTTCGCTATGCCTTTCTTTACTTCTACAGGACAAAGTGTTGACCAATTATTAGGTTCTTTAGAAATATTAACTAACCGTGCTTTAGAAGCAGGTATTGCAGGTCGTGGTTTAAGACAGGCATTAGCTGAGTTTGCACAACATGCAGACGATAACACAGCTGCTTTCGCTAAATTAGGTGTAGAGATTACTAATACTGATGGTACTTTTAAACAATTAACAGAAATAGCAAAGGAATTCCAAGTTGCTATGGGTCCAATGGCTTCTGATGTAGATTTAATGACGACATTACTTGAAGATTTAAATGTTCGTGGTGCTACTGCATTTGTTCATTTAGTACAAAATGCTGATGAATTCGAACATGCGGTTAATGATTTACAAAATTCAGCAGGTGCAGCAACTGAGATGGCTGACATCCAGCAGCAATCTTTAGCTATGAGTATAGAAAGGATTAAAAACGCTTTACAAACTCCATTTTTATTATCAGATGAAGTTGGTAAACAACACGGGTATATGAATGAATTTTCAATGGTACTACACCAAATTACAGACCAATTAGAAGGAATGTTTGTTATTGTCGAAGAAGGTGTAGTTGTTGGTTTAACACCTATGGGTGAAATGATTAGAGAATTTGTGATAACAGCATTACATGAATTTTATAAATTAGTTCAGGCAATAACAGATTCAATGATGCAAATGTCAGAGGAAGGAACTAATCTTACAGGACTTATACAAATGATGACAGTTCCTATGTCAGCAGCTATTAAATTATTAGGTAAGTTAGGACCGTTGTTTTTAGAATCTGCTTTAATTATGAAATTAATGAACGGACTTCTTCCTATGAACAATATGCTTATGGCAATGAGATTAGATTTAATGGATGCAGAACAGTTAGAAGCTCTTGAGTCAATATGGGCAAATGGAGCATTAGAGTTTTCTATGGAAAGTTTAGGAGCGGCCTATTCTAAACTAGCACTATCTCAAGCAGGTATATCTATAGGTTTATTCGGTATGATATACTTAACACGAAAATTTGCAGATGGTTCTAGAACAATGGCAGCGGTTATAGGTGGTTTAACTGGAGCTTTCTTTGGATTAGCTTTTGCTATACAAATATATAATGCTGGTGTATTATCAACTTTATCAGGTCCAATGGCTTTTATAACCATGGCGGGATTAATTGTAGCTACTATTGCAGGTTTTGCAGCATTAAATGTAGTTATGCAAGATATGATGAAAGCACCTGCTGTAGATATGCCTACAACTGCTACAAATCCACATAGTCCTACCGCAGATACAGGATATTTACCAATTATGGATAGTGGAGGTCTAGGTAATAGACATCAGAGTGTAATGGTAGAACCCGGTGAAACTATTATACCAAAGACACAAAATATGCTTAGTGGTGGAGGCATAACTTTAAATATAGGCGGTGACATAGTAACTAATGACGCAGAAGACTTTGCTGACCGTGTCGCAGTAGTTCTACCAGAAGCATTAAGAAGACAGAATGATATAGGAGGAATTTAATGGCAATAAAGAAAGACCCAATGAGAGCAGCCCTTACAGCATTTAGAACTAGTAAGAGTGCAGATTTAAAACTAGAAGGTAATCATTTTTACAGACGTACTGTACCATCTAAATCCGCTAGCTATCACGGAACTTATACAGATTTATATGACAACGCTGACGATTATCATACTATTACAGGAGGAATGTCTCCTAGATATTCTCAATTTGACACTACTTTTACTGATAAACCTCCTTTTGGCGCAGGAGAACTTTCAGGTTTATATTTTTCAGCCAAAATAAAAAATGATGATTTTACTAATCCAACTAGCGGGGTAACTAGCGGTGGTGAAGGTGTTGGTATTAAAGCATTTAAGATAGATAGTAAGATTGATGTAGAAGGAGGAGCCTCAGATGGCTCTACAATGATAGTAAATGAAGATATATTAGCATTTTCTACTTATTTTACAACTGAACCACCTTCTCAATATTACAACGAGATATTTGACGGAGTAGGAGAAGAAACCACTACTACAGTAGAACAAGGACAATTAGTAGTACAGAAGGAAGCTTATTTAACACTAAATGATGCACATAAGAATTGTTATCAATGGGGTAAAAAAGAAAGTAAATTATTTAGAAGGAAGCTTAAAAAGAGTGACTATAAAAAACATTTCGGTGAAACACACAACGGTGAAGATATAGTTAAAATATATCGCAGTAGAAGTAAGGGTGGATATGCCTTAACCGGTAAGTTTGGTTTCCCGGGTTTCAAAGGAGGTTCTGCACGATTTGTTACACAAGAATCTAAATCAGGATTAACCGGTAAAACTCAACGCGGTGCTTTTAAACTAAAAGGTGATAAAAGAAAACTAGTAAAATATTTAGATAGGAATACTATTCCTACTACTGATGGTCCTTATAAAGTTACTAGGTCTAATGTAGTCACACCTAACAATTCAACACTTTTAGATGTTAAAGAGGCAAGAACTATGAGTGAATTAAGTAGTTCTGGAGGTACAAAGGAAATAGCTTGGGGAAGAGTTTCTTTTAGTAGTGAAAATGCTCATGAAGGTGGACAATCTGTTAAAATGCATACATTTTGGCCAGCTATGACTAATCAAGATGGTTGGAGAAGAAGTAGTATCTATTATCCAGCAGATAGTACAAGTAGTCATACACATCAAAGACAGGAATGTTATATAGTTAAAAAGATTCCAGTTCCAAAAAGATGGCAAAATCAAACTAACCCATCAGACGCCGATAAAATAGGAACCGTAGTAACAGCAAAGTTAAATCTTAAAAAGATAGCACCTTGCGAATCAAGATATTTTAAAAGAGACAATACTTTTGGTCATATGCCACACGACTTAGATGATGATGGAGAAGTGGAAACAGTTTATTCAGATAAATATGATGTTACACTTACCCATACTGATGGTCTTGTAGCTAATGACCACGCAGCAAATCAAGTTACTTTGTCTAGAATATTTACAAGAGGAATAGCAATATGTTTTAGTGAGTATCCACCGGGAATGCATACAGGTACTACTATAGATTCAACATCAACTACAGCAGGGACAAAGAGTCAAGACGATACATTTTATACTTTCTTAAAGAGACACCATCCCAATATGGAAGATACTGTACCGTTGAACAGAGACAACAATAGTAAGGATTTTTATGGAGTCTTTTTAGCAAACGACCACGGTGTAATTACAATTAATAGATTAGGAGCTGCTGCTACAAGTGCTGGTTCAGACGGCACATCTTATTTAAGTTGGTTATCATGTCCAGTTGGAGATAAAGTAGGAATAGCGACCACTCCAACAGATTTTAAATATATGGCAGACGATGCAGATTTATCTGATAAATGGTTAGATTTTAATTTTGTTATAGACCCTAATTCACAAGGTTGTAATTTAGTAATAACTGATGCAGAAGATGGTAAAGCACTATACAGAGTTGCTATATCTAATTCTACTTCACTTTCAGGAAGTACGGCTGATAATTTAGCAGGTAATTTCCCAAGATTTATGAGTATATGGAATGTTAATACTGGCAATCCTAATAGTGGTATAGGAGCTAATGATAAAGACCATGGACCTTTTGCAGACGAAACAGAAGCTGTGAGAAATAAATATAAAGGTTTCATGGATACTGGTATGGTATTTGAAAGTTGTGTTGATGTAGATGATTTATCAAGCCACCCGTCCACCCCCAGAAGAAAAACTATCTTCACCGCCACAGCAGGAGTTCAAGCTAATATTATATTTTCAGACAGAAGAACTGGAGCTACAGATGGTAATTTAGAAAAATATTGGGCTTTTCCCGTTGGAAGTGAAGGATATATAGCAACTTCACAAGATGCTGGTTCTTTACTCTATTGTTATTCTGCTACAGGAGAACAAAACGTTAACCAATCTATGTATGACCGAATGAGTTTTTCTGCTGAGGGTCAAACTGTCAATCAGGGTGAACCCTTGCTTACTTCAGCAAGTGTACCTGTCGATGGTGGAATAGCTCCGGGTGTAGATGCAGAAACTATAATATATATTGATTCTATTAAATGTCATAATATAAGTCCTGAAATAGAAAACGCTACTATAGTAAATGCTAATAATCATGCAGGAGATTTAACAATTCCCGCAACACATAAAACTTTTGATGTATCTTATTCGAATGTAGCTGACTGGAACGGTGCTGACGATATAGGACCGGCGCAGAAAGAAGCATGGAGTTATTTATCTTTTGGTTTTAATAATGAAGATGATTTTGAAGGAGCTGTAAAGTTTTTCCTTCTTAGCGGTTTTGCTACTAAGAATCCATTGATTACTACCTCAATAATGCAATCTACTAATTCAGACAACTCTTATTTAAGAGGAGGTTATACTGGAGCCATAACTGGAGGGGCAGAAACATTAGGAGGTTTTACAGGCACAGCTACGTTTGACAATGACGAGGGGGGGCCAAGTGACGGTAGCGACACTACTGGTAGAGGTTTTATATTTAATGCATCTGGCGAAGGCGCAGAAGTAGGTACCAAAGTTGAAACTGCTAATTATATAGATGGCTTTTCACAAAAAGGTGTATTTACTTTAAATTTTACTAAAAGGACTGACAAAAATGTTGCATCAAGAGAAAACCCTTACGTTTCTGCTAGAGTAGAACTTATACAGGGTGGTAATTTTCAGGAAGCAGTAGTTGATAATGCAGACATTTTTAATTTAAATCCTAACGAAGAATATATTTTGTACAGAGATGGAAGCGACTATTCGAATACCAAGTATTTAACTGGTCTTAAAGTTGTAGAAAAAGATGATGATGTAATTACATTTAATAAATCATTAAAAAATGCAGATTCAGGGGCAACTATAATTTCTGATATGGGTAATTTATATATTAGTCCTAAAAGATTTTGGATAATATTTGCTATACTAAATAAAAGCGACGCTAATACATATCTACCAGAAAGGTCTTATGACAGTATTGTTGGTATTTCTGGAGTTGAAACTCCGGGTGCTACATTTAATGAATATAAATTTACAGATAGTAGTTATTACAAATATCAAAGGAACATGGAACCTTTTGCTGATGTAGAAAGTAACGATGTTAGATTAGATGTAGATATGGGATTCGGTGTTGTAGATGAAGATAACACTGAGGCAGGTATGGCAGGTATATTACACCTAGAAACAAGTGCAGACTTAGATGGTGCAGATATAGATAATCAAAGAATAGATATATCTGGTATTATTGATGAGATGAAACCAGAGTATAATTCAACTTTACCAATATTATTAACTCCTTTATCAGCTACTAATGAATCTATTATAGAAATATATGCTGAGGAGGCAAGTAATGAATATGATAAACCTTATTTACTTGCAGAATTTAGAGATGAAATACCAGTAATTGAGGATTTTACTGTAGAACCTAATCAAGAAAATCCTTTCTTCCCACATTATAGATGGGAATCACCTGATGATGACCTTTGGTATGGTTTCTTAAGTATAGATACTAAACAAATTTACAATCAATATGATAATGCAGTTATTCATCTTCCTATGAATGAAGAATCTAGACATGCCAAAACACCAGCAAGTGCTCCTGTAGAAAAAATACAAGGCACTAGTAATGTTATAAGTGGAGCGTTAAAAAATGTAGAAGGTTTATCTGGTTATTGTTTAGAGTTTGATGGTAATGACGATTATGTAACAATAAATCATGGTGCAGGTAGCGACCCTACAGCAGATTGTACTAAAGAAATGACAGTTTTAATACATATTATAGCTGATAGTGCTTCTGATGAAAGATATGTAATATCACAAACAACGGCTGGAAATCCTGATGAAAAATTCCTTATTAAAATAAATAGTTCCAATCAAGTAGAAGCTACAGTATTTTACGATGCTAGTGGTAATTACGTTTCCCTAAAAAGTGCTAGTATTATAGCTACTGATGGTCAAACACCAACAGCGATAATGTTAGTAGTTGATAGTGAATTAGATTCTGGAAATGCCAAATTATATATAAATGGTAATTTAGAAGATTTAACTGGTCAAGCTACTACCACAGGTAGCACAGACAACTGGAAGGTAGGACAAAGTATAAATGGAGGTAACTCAACTATACTTGTAGGAAATAGTGCTGTTGGTGCAACTAATGGTTTTGATGGTAAGATAGAAGAGTTAGTAATATATAAAAAAGCACTCTATCCGTTTAATGGTAAAACTACAGATTTAGTAGTAAGAAAACCGTTTGTAGAATTAGATGATAGTTCATCATCAGCTTCGCTTCCTATAGTAAGTAAAATATTTATTAAAGATTATCACAACATTAGAGGTAAAACCTCTGAACAAGTTGCTACAGCTCCAGCAGTAACATATAGAAAGGCAGCCTTTAGGATGGATAATTCATGACCGAAGTAATAAGAGTATATAATACAGAAGCAAATGCTATATCAGAAAATACAAGTAATGATATAGATTCTGCTACAGTCAATTCTGATGGAGGAACAATACACAATAATAGCAGTACTGTTCCATATTATACATATAATAAATATTATTATAGAATTGACTCAAACGAACCAGTAAGTGAATTCCACATAGACTGGGACGACGGTGAAGATAATTCACCAGAAAAAAGAAACATTCAAATTATAAAGATGGATAAACCATCATTTTTCGCAATAACAGAACACGTTTATACAGAGGCTAAAACATTTTGGCCTTTAATTAGAGTTAAAAGTCCAGAAGGTTATTTATCTAAATGGTATACAAATAACTCTTCTAATAATGACTTTTCTACGTTAGAGAATAAAACTCTATCAGCAGGTAATACAGGCTCATCTATAGTACAGATAGAAAAGGATGGAAAAGATAAAATACCACATTTTATTCCAGCTCATAATCCACCAGTTGGTGTTTTAAAAGCAGATAGAAAAAGAATATTTGCAGGTATAGATAATAAAAATATAGATAAGTATACTACATCTCAAGGACCATTATTATATGCCTATACTAAATCAAGTAACAGTTTAGGAACTTCAGGTTTGGTGAAACTTACAGTTGCGGGGCGAATGGACAGAGCAATAAGAGAGTATACCTTACATGGTGATGATGTAGCAACCGCAGATACTAGTATAGATAACTCTACTAGTGGTGGTTCTCCAACAGGAAGTGAATCAGAGCTGGCTACAAAAGCAGTACCTTATGGAAATTATAGAAATGGTTCTAATGCTTACGAGAAAACTAATATTCAATTCTTTACAGGTGACGCTGGTGGTGGCCCTACTGATGGAGATGCTGATGATTTGATTGGTGATTATATTATAATTTACAGTGGTGGTTTAGCATATTTAATTTATTTCGATGTTAGTGGAAGCACAACTGAGGCCCCTAGTGTAGATTTACCCGGTGGAGGTTCATTTGCAGACACATTAAGAGTTAGACTTGACGACAGTGCATTAACAGGTGATGATTTTACAGGTGGAGTTAATTCTACATATGATGGTGGAACTGGAATGAGAACTAATAAAGGTTTTGCTAGAAAATTATATAACACAGGAAGACTTTCTTCTACTTCACATGTATTTGACGATAGGTTTACTTGGGCTAATCCGACTGACGGTTTAGTTACAATAGAATCTAAAACATATGGTAATGAACTAGACCCTACCGTAAGTGATATTAACCATTTAAAAGACGGTGCTGATACTACTGATTATGTAGCAGTTCAGGGTAGTAGTATAGCTACAGAAACTGATTATGCAGGTGAATTATTAAGAGCTGAATTATTAAATGTTGATAAACTATCAGACGACGAAAGAATATATATCAAAGTCTTTAATGCTACACGAGGAGCACATAATACATTTATTGATGTAGATGCAGACGAAACTGTTTGTATATTATCAAATGGTAATCCTATAATAGATGTTAATGATAATAGTTACAGAGTAACATTAGATGCCTCTGAAAGTTTTACTAGAGAGTCAAATTTATCATTATCTTCATATTATTTTGATTTAGATAGTAATAATAATGCTACAATACAATCACAAGCTTCTGTGTCATCTAATTTAGGTAATATATCTGATGAGTTTCATGCAGATTTAGGTAAACCAAGTACATCTTTGACTACAAGGACTACTGGCTATACTCATGGTGCAGAAGGTTTTGTTAAAGATTCCTTTGGTAGATATTATGATTTTTCACGTTTATGTAGAGTTCAAGTGGGAGATAATTTTACTAAAGTTACAGGTTCTGGAGATATATCTAATAGAAGGTCTTTTGTAGAACATTTTGATGATGACCAATATACTACTACTACACAATATATACCAAGTTCTTTAGAAACAAGAGGATACATGGCATTTTCTAATTCTCAAACAACATCAACACCAAAAACTGTTTGGCGTAATTTATCTACACTATATAGAACTACAGGAACAATGATAGGTGGTGCTGAAACTTCAGGAGAAACTGAATTTGATTTAAGATTTCAAGGTGATACATCAGACCCTAAGGCTATGACTAACCATCCAATGAATTGGTTATTTCTTTGTAAAACAGACCAATTTGATAGAGTATACTTTAGAACAGCACATACTTATGCAGATAGCGATACTCCAGCTGATATAGATATAACAGCTTACTATTCTAATAGTGATGGATGGAAACCTCTTAAAATAATAGATAATACTAAAGGACTTAAAACTTCAGGAAGTATTGAATTTATAATACCTAATGATTGGGAAAGTGTAACTTCTAATGGTATTACAAGAAGTGACCCAGATGGTACAGAAATATTAGCTTCAGGAGGTTGGGGTGGTCCAGCTGATGCAGCAAGTACTGAAGCAACAAATGGGACGACTGAAGGAGCCTCACCGCGAACAGGTCACGACCCTGATACATTATGGGATTTTTCAGCTTATGGTATATTAATAGGTATAACAGTTAATGAAAGTTCAGCAACTGCACCAGCTAAAGTCAATGTAACTAACATTTGGCCATTTAGCAACTCACATTCACAATTAATTAAAGTGGTAGACCCACACCACGTATCATTGAACAGTATAGCTATAGCACAAGCTATATCTTTTAACAGAGATACTAATTTTACATCAATCACAGATAGGTTTGGTATGACAGAAATTAGAAAACTAGGAGCTAAAGGAGGAACAGTTACGTTTGGTGGTGTAGACTTAGGAGACACAGACGCTAAAGGTAACAGAAAGAAACTTAAACAGTATCAACAACAAGCTACTCCTGTGTTTTTAGACGTATCACATAAGAGTGGAGAAATGACACGTTTCTTTGGAGTGATAACAGGCATGTCAGAAGACCATCCTGTTGGCAAACAACACGCTAAATATGGAATTAAGATGCAAATATCACATATAATTGAATTAGACAGTTCTTATAATTTATTATCAGATAAAATATCTATAGGTGGTGAAGTAGATGGTAGAAGCCAATACGTATCTTCAGCCTAGAGTTTATATTAATAATAATGAAATACTAGATGAAATTTCAGGAAGTGTTACCTTTACAGGTAATAATCAAGTAAATAGTTTAAAATTAAAAATTTCTAATCCAGATATACAACACCATTCTTTAATGGATAAAAATGTTAAACTTTATTTAAATAATGGGAGTATAGATTCTGCTCCTTTCTTTTCAGGTATAATAACACAAATAAAACCTGATGCTTCAATGACGAATATAACCGCCATGGACCCACGTATATTGATTAGTGGTAAAAACGGACATATAGTTGAATTAACAGACAATCAAAATTATGACGGCTATACGTTAGGTGCCTTTCTTTATTCCTTTATATCTAATAAAGTGAACAATAACGAGACTAGATTAGGGCTAGATATGTTAACTGATACATATCCTACAGTTTCTATGACAGGTCAAAGACAAAGTCAATCAGTATATGGTTTAGCAAAGAAAATTTTAAAGACTGCTGTTGATGACGATGATTTCTTAAATCCTTTACCTTATTTTTTTGATATAATAGAACATTATGACGCGCCACAATTAGTTATAAAAAAAGACAAACTTTTAAGTAGTACACCAGCAATGACATTTTCTTATGCTGATGGTTTACAGGGTTATAGTTTTACTAGAAGAACTCCTGTTAATACGGCGACTTATACAGATGGTACTTTTCAATATACTAATAGACCTACTGGTGATGTAGTAACTAGTATTAAAGTAGGTAAAAAAACTAAATTGTCTCGCGCTGAATTAAGGAATGTAGCAATACAACAAGTATTGTTAGAACAACAACGTAAAGATGAAATTAAAATAACAGTGTCTAAAGGACACGATATAGGAATAGGAAGTATTATAAGATTAAATGTTCCAGATGATGATATTTCTGGTAACCATAGAGTAGTTGGTAAAACAATAGCTTTTGGTAAAAGAGTAACTTGTTCACTTAAATTGAATAAGAATGCTCCACAAATAAGAGACTATCTTCAAAAAAGTTAATAATTATTTTTTATTGATGCGTTTTTATGTCTATCAGTTCCTGATAAAGCCTTTGAGTCTGGTAAGTCAGGATTCATAGTCCTTACAACAATGGTACCTTCTTTTAACTCAGTTCCACTTACAGAATGAACACTATCTAATTTACCATCAGAAGTAAGTCCTGCGTTCCTTCCCATTTTCTTGGCTTGACCAGTTATATCGTTTTCAGATGTCACATTTATCTCCAGAACAAGCTATCTCTTGTTTGCCTTGAGTATTGTCCTCAGACTCATATTCTGACAACTTGTTATATTCTATTAGGGGGAGCTTCTTTATAAGCCTTTCGTAGGTATGGACGTCTATTTCCTCATATGGGGCCAATTTATACTTCCCACCATCATACGGTAAGAAAGATACACCGTTGATAATATCCCAATTTTGATATACCCAATTACCTACTTCGAACCATTCATCATCTCTGACATAAACAGTCATACTTGCGTTGTGTTCACACCAGTTATGTTGTAAGTTTTTGTAGTGTTTTAATTGGTCTAAAGCAGTAACATCCTTTCTAGTAATACATCCTTCTGGTGATTTAACTGGAAATTCTAAAACCCAAGTAGTTGCATCTTTTACTGTTTGACCTACTTCTGGACTTGCTTTTATACCACTATCTTTCATCAATCTAAAAAGAGGGTCACGTGACGAAATCCTATACCTTCTAATATAGTATTCTGAGTAACGGGGGTGCACTCCTGACGCGGAATCCACTAGTTGTGAAACAGTGCCACTTGGCTTGACACATGTCGTGGCTGCTGGCATCTTTGTTCCTAGTATCCCTGATGCTTTACGAGCAATGCGAATTACACGGCTTTTAAGGGCCGCTAGTGCGTCCGAGCTCAATATGGAAGGGTTATCCATCTGACCAGTCAAACTGACGCCTAAAAGCGCTTCTACATCACAATTCTTTTTCCACTCTTTTCTGAGGTATGGAAAGTATGTAAACGAGCTCTGTATGACACCTAACCATGTAGCAGTCTCTACTTTGTCAAGTAAGGTATCTAAATTATCATCTTCTCGTATGACGACTTCACTAAGATTACAAAACTGCATATCTCTTAGCATTATCTCTCCACAGGGATTAGTTCCCTGTATTAATGGAGCATAACGTCTAGATGGAGCTTTGCTCTGTGCAGCATTTAGATTAAATATACCTCTCTCTCCAGTGCCTGATAGAGCTAAGGAGGCCCATTCTTTCAAAAACTCCGCTGCGCTTGGTGGAGCCCTGTAGATAGCACTATTGTTAGCCATAGCGCGTTTTATAGGGTAGGGCCAGTCTTTTGCATGCCGCATTTCTTTGTCATCAAGGTCACTCAGTGAGATTTGGGAGCTGCGGCGTACTCCACCAACCACTACTATTTCGGCAATCTGATTGCAAATATCATGAGCCTCTAAAGCAGTTAGTTTCCTACCTTGTGCGTTATGCATGGTTTCACGTATGAAATCGTGCAACTTGATAAGGGGTTGTGGGCCAGAAGCTCTTCCCCCCATAGTTTTTAGACGGGCCCCCTCAAGGCGTATAGCAGAATAATTAAACATAACGTTTTGTCCATCATACAGACTTTGCATTAATGTTTTTACTGAGTCCGCCCACCCCGCTTTTGAATCTTCAATTAATACTTTTGGATTACCCAAAGATGATTTTATTTCTGGTATTTCTGGTAATTTTTCTACTTCTTCATTCTCTACAGAAAATCCAAATCCAGTACCACACATTAAAACATATAAACATTCTGCAAAAGCTTCAACAGAGTTGATTTTTGCAAATGAGCAATTATAGATACAAGTGTTATCAAATTTAGCAGCTGGACCTGCTGCCCATAAAAATCGCATAGATGGCATTACTGCAAATTCCATCATGTATTTCCTGATTTTAGTAATAGTTTTTTCAGGAATATCTGGTTTTTC